TCAATCCTCCGAAAAGAATCTATCCAAAACAACTTTGACTTTACTTTTACTAGAACCTTTGAAGATTTACTCGTAGCAGGAGAAGAGTTAATGTACATTGATATTCTAGGAGGTAAACCTGTAATGAGAAGGCAGGATCCTAGAAAAGTCTTCACAGGCGGAGGGGGTAACTCTTTATATCTCCATGATAAAGACATTATTGTAATATACGACTATCACTCAGTAGGACAAATAATGGACGACTACTGGGATGAACTATCGGAAGACGAAGTTAAACGCCTTGAAAGAAGACAGCAGTATGCTTCAGACCATGGATTAGACTACGCTTTATCGAATAGAGGCTCTGCTGCTATTCTAGTAGGAAACTCAAATCAAATTACAGGACCTGATTTAGGTTCAGCAGATGACGATACAGTTCGTCTTATGGCTCCGTCAGATCTTCAAAAGTATGCATTTGGAGGAGACTACAATGAAGATGGAGAAGTAAGAGTTGTTACAGTATTCTGGAGATCGAGAAGAAAAATAGGTAGACTTAAATTCATAGACGAATTTGGAGACGAACAAATTACCTATGTAAACGAACACTACGTACCGAACAAAGAAGAGGGAGAGACCGTCCAATGGATGTGGATAAATGAATGGCTTAGAGGAACTAAAATAGGCTCGGATATTTACACCAAAATGCAGCCTATTGCCCATTCTATCAAATCTCTTACTAACCTGTCCTCAGGCACACCTCCTATCATAGGAATCACAATGAACACAAATGGGTATAAGATTCAATCAATGATGGATCTTCTTAAACCATTTGATTACGCTTACGATATAGGCTTTTGGAAAAGAGAACTTGAGGTAGCTACATTTAAAGGAACAGCAACAGCAGTAAACGCTGCGCTTGTACCTTCCGGCTGGGATCCTGCAGAATGGATGCACTATACTTCTGTAGATAAGTTAATGTTCCTTGACCCTACTCAAGAAATTCTTAAAGGACCTGCCCAAGGAAAATCAGCAGGAAGCTTTAATACCTTTATTACTCAGGAAGTATCAATGGGTAGCAATGCTACTGGTATTCAAATGCTCACTGACTATCTTGCTACTATTGAAGCCACTATGGGTAAAATAGCCGGAGTATCCGGAGCTAGAGAAGGAGATGTTGGTTTACGTTCTCCTGTAAAAAATGTACAAACCGAAATAGAGCAATTCTCTAAAATAACCGAAAGGTGGTTCCAAGTAGACTCCGAGTTCAGAAGACTTTGTTTAAGAAAATATCTTGAATGCTGTAAAATAGCTTATAAAGAAAATCCAGCCCATGGAATGTTTTTCTTAGACGACGTTTCTCAAGAGTATATCAACATGAACTCTGAGTTCTTAGAGTCTGACTTTGATATACATATTTCTAACTCAAGCAAAGACCAACAACTGTTTACAGATTTACGTTCTCTTGCTCAAGCAGCTATTCAAAATGGCCAAGCTACAATTGCAGACCTCGTAACTATCTATACAACTAACTCTCCTGCAAAAATTTCCAGGAAGCTTAAAGAGTCTATGGAAAGACTTAAAGCTGAGCAGCAACAGCAACAACAGTCGGCCCAAGAATCTAACGAAAAGCTTAAGCAAATGGATCTTCAAAACTCTGATTTGCAACGTCAATGGCTGGCTGACCAGAATGAAAGAGATAGAATGTCAGCTGAGCGTATAGCTATGATGAGGGCCCAAGTTGAAGATATGGTATCTCAGAGAAAAGAAAACGTAGATTTGAATAGAAACGGAGTTCCTGATGAGATAGATTTGCTAAAAGCTGAAACAGATGTTGAAAATCGGAAAGAAAGACTAAAATTAGACAAAGAAAAGTTGGACGAAACGATAAGACACAACAAGGAAACGGAAAAAATTCAAAAAGAAAAGACGAAAAAACAATAACGCTTTAGTATAAAAGTGTACCACCATTAGAAACTTTGTGTTTTGTATATTAACTTTGTAAACGAAAATTAGAGCTATGGATGAATTTGAAGGCGTAAGACTGGTAGTACCAGGAATGCCCCAGAAAGAAGAACCAGAAACTAAACCTGAAACTGAAGGTAAAGAAAAGGTTCCCGTAGGAGTAATTGATTTGGGTAACCCAGAAACTCCTCCTACAAAAAAAGAAATGTTCTCTGAAGGGCCTGCACCTGAAGGTACTAAAGAGACAAAAGAAACAGTTTATTCTGCATTAGTTAAAGAACTTGCAGAGTCAGGCATTATAGAACTTCCGGAAGACTTTAAAGTAGAGTCTTCAGAAGATTTAATATCGCTCTTTGACAATACTGTAAACGATAGAATTAACAATTCTATAGATCAATTTAAAGGATCATTTAGCGGTGCTAAAAAAATGTTCCTTGAAATCGAAGATTACTTTGACGACGAGACTATAGCAATGAGAGTTGCTAAAGACTTGGACTACTATTCTAGACTTAATAATAACATTATTAAGCAGAATCCAAATGTTCAAAAAGATCTTCTTAGCCGCTATCTCCGAATGAAGGGCATGAACCAATCGGAAATAGCAGAAGCAATTAACGAAGCAGAAGCTTTAGCCAAATTAGAAGATAAAGCTCTTCAAGCATTTCCACAACTTTCAACTGCTGCTAACCAGTTTATAGAGGGCAAAAGACAGGAAGCAGCAATTAGAGAACGGGAAGCGCAAAGACAAACAGAAGAGTTTTTCAATAATATGCTTAAAGCTGTCGATGAAGCTAAAGAGCTTGTTCCTGGTATCGAGCTGACCAAGCGCCACAAAGACGCCATTAAAAAAAATATGGTAGATGTGGTGTACCAAGATCCAGAAACAGGCCAGCAACTAACAGGTTTAGGGTACAAGCAGTATACTAATCCTGAAGGTTTTGAAAGGCTGATACAATTTTACGACGTCTTAGGTCTGTTTAATGTATCCGATAAAGGAGATTTTAAACCAGACTTAAGTAAACTCGTAAAACTTACGGAAAAGCAAGTCCGAAGAGGTTTGGACGAACTAATCCGTGAACAACAACAGACTTCTAACTTGGGTGAAGGAGCTACTTCTGGTAAGAAGCTAGACATGTCATTCTGGGAAGAGGCTTTTGGAATTGAATAATAACTTTAAAACGTAGCTAAAATGGCTCAAAAACTATTTAATACGCAAGTATATAGACCAAAAGATTACAAAGGTCTGATTGCGGATAACCACTTTTACGAATTGTACCAGCAAAAGCCTCAGCTTTTGGAAAAAGCAATTCAACAAATTTACCAAGTAAACCTCCAAGGTTCAATGGTAAACTTTGTGAATCGTTTCCCTACTATGGAAGTAGAGCTTGAAAACGGCTTCTACCAATGGATGTTGAAAGGACAAGAAGACAAAAACGTACCTCTTGTTGCTATTGAAGACAACACAGGTTCTGCAATTGCTGTAGGTAACTCAGTAGGTTCTCAACGTCAAAGAGTACGCCTTGTATTCGATGAGCCTATGTTTGAGCGTACCAACGTAATTAAAGGTGAAACTGACGACTATCACTTCCTTGTAAAAGAAGTACACGAAACCGATGGTCGTTACGCTTACGAAGTTGAACTTATTAACGATGACCTTGAAGTTGCTTTCGTTATCGGAACTGACGTTTCAGTAGGTGACCGTTTCTCTAAGTTCTACGATCTCGTACCTGGTACTCTTTCTTACGAAGGTGCTGAACCTTGGTTTACTTCTCCTTTCAAAATGCAGAACCGTCTGTCTATGTGCAGAATGCAGTACAAAGTTCCTGGTTCAAGCATTGAAAAAGGTCAGAACGAACCTCTTGAATTCCCATTCATGTACCGTGGACAGACTGAATCTGTTTGGATTAACTACATTGACCTCGTGGTAATGTACCAATCAGAAGAATTGATGTCTCGTGCAGCTCTTTACGGTAAGAAAAACTGGACTGTAGACTCAGGTTACTTGAACTTTGACGACGTTACTGGTTTTGAAATCGGTGCCGGTTCAGGTTTCTTCGAGCAAATTGCTCCAGCTAACCGTCACTTGTACAACACCTTTGACCTTGACTACTTGATGGAAGTAGCCCTTGATATGTCTATTGGTAAGATTGGCCGTGGTGATCGTCACCTCCATATCATTACCGGTGAACGTGGTGCTATTGAAATCCACAAGCAGATCCAAGCA